GGATGTTGAGAGTATGCATCCGACGAGTATCGAGCTCCTTAATCTTTTCGGACCTTATACCGGTAACTATGTCAGCCTCAAAGAAGCGCGCATGGCAATTAAGCATAAGGACTACGAAAAAGCCCGCAACATGCTTGACGGCAAGCTCGGAAAATTTCTGGGTAGCCCTGAGGATGCTGAAGCTCTTTCCTACGCTCTTAAGATCGTCATCAATATCGTATATGGTTTGACGAGTGCGAAATTCCCCAACATGTTCTTGGATAATCGAAACAAGGACAACATTGTAGCGAAGCGCGGAGCTCTGTTCATGATTGACCTGAAGCACGCCGTTCAGGAACAGGGTTTCACGGTAGCACACATCAAAACAGATTCTATAAAAATCCCCGGGGCGACTCCTGAGATAATCAAATTCGTTATGGAGTTTGGGGCGAAGTACGGATACACCTTCGAGCACGAAAAGACATATGAGAAGTTCTGCCTTGTCAACGATGCAGTTTATATTGCTCGTTCCAATGGCGAATGGACTGCTGTAGGCGCACAGTTCCAGCATCCTTACGTCTTCAAGACGCTTCTCAGCAATGAACCTATCGTGTTCGATGATTATTGTGAAACGAAGAACGTCGTGCAGGGGACGATGTATCTCGCATTCAACGAATCGCTAAAAGTTGAGGATTGGCGACATGTTGGTCGCACGGGAAGTTTCGTTCCAGTTCTGAGCGGTGGCGGAGACCTGTTCAGGGTTAAAGACGATAAATCCTATCACGTATCCGGGACGAAGGGTTATAAATGGATTGAGCGTGAGATGGCTGCTAATCGTGAAAAGATTGGTGAGCTTGACGTTGACATGCGATATTTCGGTAAATTGAAGGTAGACGCCGTTAAGGCAATTGAAGAGCTCTGGTCATACGAACAACTTATTTCATAAGGAGAAACGATGGACCAACCAAAGACATTTCAGGTTGATGATGCTACCCTCAACTGGCTGAATTTCAAAGGTAAGGAAGGGATGTACAACCGTGAAGGTCAGAAGACCTTCTGTGTTGATATTGACGTCGAAGTGGTAGAGCCGATGATGAACGATCATTGGAACGTCAAGTTTCACAAGGCGCAGCCAGGCGAAGAAGGACCGCATATTGTTCCCGATCCAAGGCCAAACGCAAAGCCTGGAGACATGATCAATCTTGAACGCCCGTATGTTCCTGTGGAAGCACGATGGGATGTTCGTCCTCCTCGCATTGTCATGATCACCTCTGCCGGTCGTACAAATCTAACGGAAGATACTGTCGAGATCTTGGATTGGGTTGACATGGAAACTGTTGATCTTATTTGCCGATCCTATCGACACGAGACGCAAGGAAAAGTAATGCTCAAGGCCTATCTTCAAACGATGTTCGTGACGATTCGAGAAGATGCTTTGGAGCGCAAGTACCAGGCAAACGAACTCATGGAACAGGATTGATATGGACTTTGACGAATTTATTCGCAAGCCGTTTGTGGTTAAAGCGGTACTCATCACGGAACAGAACATTGATGAAGTTGCCGAGTATATCGGAACCCTCCGGACGACTAAGGAGGGCGATCGTTATATTCAGGTGAATCGACGACTCATTCCTTACTTGCTTGAAGTCTATCCGGGATACTGGATGACTCGCATGGGGGACAAGATTCGTTGCTACACGGATGATGTTTTCGATGATCAGTTCACAGAGATCACGCCCGATATTCGACAGTGGGTTGATTTCCTTGCTGAATCTGAGAGGGAGCCGGACCCAGCCTGATCGCAAGAATTACAACGCTACTAATGAGAGATACACCGCTCGCCTAAGGCCAGCAGACTTAACATACTTAGTTTGCACCCGATAAAGCGATGCGACAGCCTCTTTATGAAGAAGGACCACCACCGGTTCTTCTTTTGTGTTTGTCTTATTACCTATTGAAGGAGAAAACAATGAGTGGATTAGTCCTAATTCCAGCAATGAAGAAAGCCACAGGAACGCGATATTCCAAGGTGGTCGAAGGAAAGTTCTTCGGCCTTGGTGGGAATGTCTACAGCCACGAGAGTCTTCTTGGGCTGGTGGATGATCTGAAGGCGCTTTCTCGACACGTGGAAGAACTCGCCAAGATTCTGAAGAGTGTGGAGGGAGAGAAAGACGTCGACTGAGCGACGTTAAATAGGTTCTTAAGCTCAGAGCGTTAGGGCGCTAAGACACGTGGCCAATCCCTCCCAGGAGGCCATGGACTCTTACAGGCTGTTGCAGGCGCTCGTCAGCCCGCCCTATGTGAACTGTGAAGGAACACACAGAAGGACCAACATCTTGATCAGTTGGAGGTCGCCAAATAAAAAACCGCTTAGGTATGCATTAGCAACTGGCCTTACCATCCACCCTGATGGAACCCAGTCTTAAGGCATTGTGACATGAACTATATCAATAGGGTATAGTGACTCGCAATGAGGGACCTTAAGAGCCTAAGGACGCTGGGGGGTCGAGAGGTTGTGGTGTATCGCCCGACCTCTCCCCCAGCAATTTCTAGTTACTTAAAGGAGAAACGTGCCAGGGCGGAATAGAGGATGGGTTGAGGAAGCAATGCGTGATCTATTCTTTATTCTGCTCTGGTTCACTTTGATAGTATTCGGATTTGCAGGGGCTTACGCTCTAACGTTTTGGTACGCCTTTGGTTATTTGCCATAGGGGGGAAGCATACATGAGGAGATATTGTGAAAAAGGTTATCCTTGTTATTGTAGCTTCTTTGGTGTTTACGGGATGTAACTGCCATCAAGCTGTTGACGCTCTTTGGCCTTCTGGATCTAGGCAGTGGGCTCATAACGTCGTAGACAGAGAATCTGGTGGAGATGCAACAGCACAGAATCCAAGATCATCTGCTGCTGGTTGTTTCCAACTGCTCAGGATGCATTCGTGGCGCTTCGATGCTACGGGCACCTCATGGGCGCAACGATACGATCCAGTAGCAAACACTCTCGCTGCCTTGCACCTATATAACGAGGCAGGAACAAGACCCTGGGGGTTTTAATGGAAAGAAACCTGGTTATTTGTATTGGCATTATTGCAGCAGGTTTAGGTTACCATCATTATCGCATAAGGTACTTGTCGGCAGAACTGGAGGCTTTAGGAACAGCATATCTTGACCACGTTGAATCCCTGTATCAAGAAATCGTTGACGAAGAGTTCAACGAGATAGTGGATAACTATGATGACTAATCGAGGAAAAAGGTGAGAGATCCATGGGGCTTTGCGCTATTTTGTGGTTTTGGTTTATGTCTTATCTGTGTTCTCTCATATTTCATCGTAATAGCCCGACGCGAAATAATCCATAAGGAGACTGATGAAGCTCAGGAAGAAAACCATCTTTGATATCACGGCTGGAGATGTCGTGAAGATCATCGTACTGTACAAGATCTCCAAGTTCACCTATAAGGTGCTCGACCGTACCGCGCAAAAGCTGTATGAGCGTCACGAAGATGAGATCAGCGAATGGGTCGACAAGACGTCTACGAAGATAGCTGACAAGACGACGGACGTGGTATTTCCTCCGCAGGAATAACAGGGCTTGTAATGAAGAGACCTCAACCTAATCAGGAGACCGAAATGAAGGAAACGATCAAGGCTAACGCCCGGAAGATCAAGAACCACGTCGGACGCAACAAGGTTGCTTACGCCGCTACCACAATCGCCTTTGGCGCGATCTGGTTGCAGCAGAGCAACGTGAAGGCGTTCTACGCATTCTTGGAGTCCAAGGGCATTGACCCGATGGAGTACTACTGCCCGGAAGCTTATGAAGAGTTGAATAGTTGATATTCAAGAGGAAGAGCCCACAAAGCTTTTCCTTTTGTCTTCGCAGAAATAACAACTCATGTAATGAAGAGACCCTCAACGAAAAGAGATTCAGATGATTGACAAGCTGAAGGCACAATTCGAGAAGGACCCCGTTACCACGATCATCGTTGGTAGCCTCGCAGTAACCGCTGCTGCGAAGCTGCTCAACGCTGTTAGTGCTGCACAGGGCCGTCGCGCATATGCCAAGCAGGTCAACTACCGAGTCAATCGGTGACCTATTTCACGCCTAAGGCCCCACAAGGGCTTTAGGTTTTGTCTCCTTATCGCAGGATTTGCAACGTATGTAATGAAGAGAGATCAACCCCTATTAAGGAGACATCATGGTTATTAAGACCTACGAAGATGGAAGCGAAATGACTGTTGGAAAGCTTTCACTCGCAATTGCTGTTGGTGCCGTAACTGGCATTGCAGTATTTGCAGTGAAGGAGAAGATCAGTGATAAGCGCACCAAGCGTTGGATGAAGAAGCAAGGTTACCCCCAAGAAGTGCTTGATCGCTATTGAGCCTATCGCCCGCAAGGGCTTTAGGTTTTGTCTCCGTATGTTTTACAACGCCTCTAATGAACCCACTACAAAGGAGACCGACATGGGCAAGTTCAAGAACGCACTGAGCTTTGCTGGTGAAGTCGCATCGAAGTACGCTGATCAACAGCATGAAGTCAATGAATTGGCTAACAAGCTGGTGAACAAGACGTACGGAGTCGACTACGACCAAGCGAAGAAGATCGCGCAAGTTCTTATTACCCAAGCCGAAGTTACTTGGAAGTGATTCCAAAGGCTATATCCCGCAAGGGGTTTAGCTTTTGTCTCGCAGTGGAAACAACTCTTATAATGAACCCACTACGAAAGGAACATTGTGAGAAAGATTCACTTGTTGAACGTCGATGCACCACATCGCCCATATTGTGTAGGCAACATACGAATGATCCAAAGAGGATTCGATACCACCGAATCTGAAGAGGATGTTACGTGTAAGCTATGCCTTATGCGCATGGGTGTCATCGAGGACACACGAGGAAACTGGGACCACAGAACCCGATAGTGATATTCAAGAGGAGAGCCACAACGGCTTTCCTTTTTGTCTAAGGAGATTATATGGCTGTAGAGTTAATGCCTCATCAGAAGGCAGCAATCGAACACCTCTCGAGCGGTAAGGTTCTCTGGGGTGGTGTAGGTGCAGGAAAGTCTATGACGGTTCTCGCATGGTACGTGGAGAATCTGTCCGATCACAACATCGTCGTCATTACGACAGCTAAGAAGCGTGACACTCTAGATTGGCAGGGAGAGGCCGCAAAGTTCGGTATTGGTGCTGAGGAGGATGCAACTGTCCATGGGACCATATTCGTGGACTCGTGGAACAACATAGGTAAGTACACCGAGTACACAAACACCTTCTTCATATTCGATGAGCAGAGGGTTGTCGGTACGGGTTCTTGGGTGAAATCATTCATCAAGATCGCACGCAACAATCCCTGGATATTACTCACTGCTACTCCAGGTGACGTATGGCTTGACTATGCTCCCATATTCATCGCCAATGGATACTACAAGAACATCACCGAATTCAAGTGGAAGCACGTTATCTACGAGGCCTTTGCCAAGTACCCGAAGGTCAAGGGCTACATCAACGAGAGTAAGCTCGAGTTGTTGCGTAATGAGGTCCTGGTGGAGATGCCATATCTCAAGCACACCACAAAGAACACGAACTGGATGGACGTGAGCTATGACGAATCCCTCTACACACAGGTAGTCAAGAATCGATGGCACGTCTATGAGGACAGGCCGCTCAAGGACATATCTGAGATGTTCCGTGTAATGCGTAAGGTAGTAAATACAGACCCCTCGCGATTGGAGATGGTCCATTGTTTGATGAAGTGTCACCCAAGATTGGTAATTTTCTACAATTTCAACTACGAGCTAGAGATCCTGAGAAGTCTGAGCCGGTACATAGGCGTATTCGAATGGAATGGTCATCAGAAAGACCCGGTGCCTCAAGAGGACAGGTGGGTATATCTCGTACAGTACGTTGCTGGGGCAGAAGCGTGGAATTGCACGTCTACCAACGCCATGATTCTGTATTCCTTGACGTATTCGTACAAGAATTTCGTCCAGGCACAGGGCAGAATCGACAGATTGGACACTGAATTCGATGTTTTGTACTACTACATGCTTACGTCAAATTCGACCATCGACCTGTCCGTAAGGAAGAGCTTGGGCCAAAAGCGCAGTTTCAACGAGAAGAAGTTCATTACTGAGGGTGGAGAATTGTGACGTGTGGGCAGGCGTCGAGACGGAAGACTTTAGTTTTGACGGTTTTGACGCACCCCCAAAAAGCCTCAAAACCCTTATGTTTACTGGGATTTTGGCTAAAATAAGAGTTTGACAAAATGAGGCAAAACACTTTCAAAGAGTTTTCTATATTTTTTAACTTCATACTCCCACCCTGTTGTATAGAGGGAGTATACAGTGACGTTTTCACAAAAAGGTTTTTCCTTTGTATATTTTTCAGAAATGACGCAAGGAGATCACAATGGATGAAGAAGTTTGGGAGTACATCTGGAATTTCCCAGATTACATGGTGAGCACGTATGGAAGAGTTGCCAGGCTAAACGGGTATGTCATGCGAACTAGCCTAACCAAGTACGGAGATGTGAAGCTTTCCCTGTGGCAGGAGGGGGTAAGGCGTACTGTGTCTGTGAAAGTCTTGGTGGCCGATACGTTCGTTCCTGAGAAATCTCAGATATTTGATGCGGTGATCTGTAAAGACAATGACCGGACCAATTTACGTGTAGAGAATCTTCTATGGCGTCCTAGGTGGTTTGCTTGGAAGTATCGTCATCAATTCGGAGAAGTATATCCGCCTCATTACTACACCTTGCCAGTCATGAATACTGAGCTTGGAATAGAATACAAATCTATTGTAGAAGCGGCTACGGCTGAGGGATGTTTATTCATTGAAGTATTCAGATCATGCTATAGCGGAGATTCTATATTTCCGTATTGGCATACCTACGTGATTCTGTAGTGAGTATGCTCCTATATCGCAAACAACGTATCTAATGAGAGGAAAGAGTTTGACGACTATTTTTCATTCTGTATGGGAGGAGCATGAACGAACGACAATACCAAACACAAATCATTCACAAGCTCGAAACGTATTTTCCAGGATGTGTCGTCCTCAAGAACGATGCTGGTTATCGACAAGGTATTCCAGATCTGACGGTTTTCTATAATGATCGTTGGGCTGCTCTTGAGATCAAACTGTCTGTAAACGCAAGGAATCAACCAAATCAAACGTATTACATTCAGAAAATGAACGACATGTCTTTTGCTGCTTTCCTATATCCGGAGAATGAGGAGGCCGTATTTAATGATCTTCAATCGGCGTTCCGACCTTCAGGGGAAGCATGCGTTTCTAAGTCCTAGCACATATCACTGGATCAATTACGACGATCAGAAGCTGCAAACACGATATTTTGCATCAATGTCGGCTAGGCGTGGTACTGATTTACATGCGCTTGCTCATGAAGCAGTTAGGCTTGGTGTCAAGTTATCCAAGTCAAATCAATCCATGTCTACCTATGTGAATGATGCTATATCTTACAAGATGGTTCCTGAGCAACTTCTGTTCTATTCGGATAATTGCTTCGGTCATGCCGATACCATATCCTTCAGAAGAAACAAACTTAGGATTCATGATCTTAAGACTGGACTTACACCATCTTCAGAAAAGCAACTTCAAGTGTATGCTGCTATATTCTGTTTAGAGTATAGTATTTCACCATTCGAAATCGAAATTGAACTTCGTATCTACCAGAGAGACGAGATTCGAGTGTTTGAACCATTTCCTGAAACTATTGAAGCAATCATGAATACCATCGTTGACTTTGACCTGAAGATCGAGGCTATGAAGGAGGCAGACCGTTGGTAACCATAAACGAAGAAGATTATTTGGCGCACTTTGGTACGCCTCGTAAGTCTGGAAGATATCCTTGGGGATCTGGTGGATTGAATGCCGACACCAATAACGAAGATTTTCTAGGGTTCATTCAACAGCTCAAGGGCGAAGGAATGAACGACTCAGAGATCTTCAGGGCAATGAAGATTTCTAGCACAGAGTATCGAGCTAGAAAAACAATTGCTAGGAACGAAAGGAAGCAGTCTCAGATCAATCAAGCGTGGGCCTTGAAGGATAAGGGTTGGGGACCTTCGGCAATTGGTCGACACATGGGAATTCCTGAGCCTACTGTTCGTACGCTTCTTGCTCCAGGTGCTAAGGAAAAGAACGATCGTCTTTCAACTATAGCCGACTTGCTTCGTGAAGAAGTTGACTCGAAGAAGTATCTTGATATTGGCGTTGGGGTAGAGAATAGAATTGGAGTAAGTCAAGAAAGACTTAGGACTGCGGTTGAAATACTTAAGCAAGAGGGGTACAAGGTTTGGCCAGTTAATGTTCCACAGCTTGGAACAGGCAAAGACACTCGAATGAAAGTTCTTTGTACTCCAGATGTAACCACACAAAAACAAGCTTGGATGAATCGAGACAAAATTCAACAGACTGGGCAGTGGTCTGAGGATGGTGGCAAAACAAAGCATCGGCTTCAACCCCCAATGTCTCTTGATCCGAAGCGAGTTGGGATTGTTTATGGTCCTGATGGTGGTAGCAAATCTGATGGAGTGATGTATGTTAGAGAAGGCGTAGAGGATATTTCTCTTGGCCAATCTCGATATGCTCAGGTTCGTGTTCTAGTTGGAAAGGATCGATATCTCAAGGGCATGGCCATGTATCATCATGACATGCCGGATGGGATTGATGTTCTCTTTCATACAGACAAAGGGCACGATGTTAGTAAAATGGATGTTTTGAAGAAGGTTGAACCACACGCCGAAGCAGAGAATCCATTTGGAGCGAACATCGCTCGTCAAATCGTAGTCACTGGTAAGAACGGTAAGGATAAACTTACCTCAGTTATGAACATCGTCAATGAAGAAGGCGATTGGTCTAAGTGGGGTAAGAATGTTTCGGCACAGATGTTGTCAAAACAATCCCCCGCCCTTGCTAAAGCACAGCTCGACATGACATTCGAGAACCGTAAGGGTGAGTTGGATAGCATAAAGGCGTTGACCAACCCTACGGTTAGGAAGAGGTTGCTTGAGGCCTTTGCTGATGGAACCGATGCCTCAGCAGTTCACCTAGAGGCTGCGTCTTTCCCTCGTCAAAGCTGGCGTGCTATCTTGCCAATCACAAAGATGCGTCCTACTGAGATTTACGCACCTGGTTTCGAGGCAGGAGAAAGAGTTGCGCTCATTCGTTATCCACATGGTGGTACGTTTGAGATTCCAGAACTAACCGTCAACAACCGCAACCCTCAAGCCAAGCGTCTTCTTCGTGATGCCAAGCATGCTGTTGGTATTCATCATAGTGTTGCTGAGAGATTGTCAGGCGCAGACTTTGATGGTGATACCGTCCTGGTCATACCGAATGGCAAAGGTAGGATCAAGGCTTCTCCAGCCTTGGAAGGTTTGAAGAACTTCAAACCACATGAGGAATACAAAGGGTATGATGGAATGGAGGTGATGTCAAAGAAGAGAACCCAGCAAGAGATGGGTAAGATCTCCAACCTCATCACCGACATGACAATCAAGGGTGCCCCACCAGAACACATGGTTAGGGCAGTTCGTCATTCGATGGTAGTCATTGATGCACACAAGCATAAGCTGAACTTCAAGGAATCTGAAAGAAGAAACAACATAGCTAAGCTTAAGGCAGAGTATCAAGGGCGCTCTAATGCTGGTGCAGCAACGCTTCTTTCTAGGGCTGGTAAGGATGTCCGTATTGATTTAAGAAAGCCTAGGACTTCTAAGCTAGGTGGTCCTATTGATGTCAACACTGGTGAACTTAAGTATGAGCCCAGTGGTAAGACAACTACCAATAGGAAGGGTGAACGAGTACCCAAGCAGGAGAAAGTAAAGTGGCTGGCCATTGAATCAGATGCCCATGCACTGGTGTCCACTGCTAACACCCAGGTAGAGCGCATCTATGCCAACCATTCCAACAGGCTCAAGGCCATGGCTAATGCGGCTAGGCTAGAGGCTTTTAATACCCCCGGTATCAAACAAGATGCCTCTGCTAAAGCGGCATACAAGACTGAAGTTGACTCCCTCACCCACAAATTAGACCGGGCCATAAAGAACAAGCCCCTAGAGAGGCAAGCACAAGTAGTTGGTAACACAATACTAAGAGCTAAGATCAATGCGAATCCACAGATGGACAATGATACAAAGAAGAAGGAAAGGTATCGTGCCCTAGCTGAGGCAAGAGTGCGCACTGGTGCACAGAAGTTTAGAGTAGACATTACTGATAAGGAATGGGAAGCTATTCAAGCAGGCGCTATCAGTAACAGCAAGCTCAAAGAGATACTAGACAACGCAGACCTAGATAGAATCAAAGAGTTGGCTACTCCACCCAAGGCTAAGCTAATGACGTCAGCTAAGACTAAGCGTGCACTACACATGCTAGCACTAGGCTATGATAGAGCTGACATAGCAGAGCAGCTTGGTGTATCATTGACAACGCTTGACGTTGCTACTCTTGGTTGAGTAGTAGAGAGGAGTGTAGTATCTAATGAGTGAGGTGATGCTAACCACCATAGACAATCCTTATGACCCCTTCGATCAGTTCGATGAATGGTACGCATGGGATGAAAGAGCAGGGTACTGTACCTCTTCCTTCCTAGGTAGAGTTACAATGCTTTCAGATGAACTCTCTGAAGCTGATCAAGATTTAGCACTTGAACAAGCAATTGATGAGATTGTAAAAGAAAATGTTTCTGGTGTTTGGAAGAAAGTTATTAGATAAAATTAAAATTGCTTGGGCCTACCTCGCCATCCGGGGGGGAGGTCTTCGCAATCTAGCCCCCCTCCCACATCGCCGGCCCTATATTTTTCCCCCGATGGAAATTTTGGACCAAACAATCCGACTTTTAGCATAGGAGAAACCAATGAGTGACGAAGCTGTTGATCCAGAATCCGTTGAAGAGCGTGTGAAGGAAATTCTTGCTGATGAAGCAGATGCCGTCCGTGATACCGATGATAACACGGAGTCAACTGATGCATCCGTCGAGGGGGATGCCGATGAATCTTCGTGATCGTCTCTTTGGAGATGACGACAAGGAAGATCCTCACGCCAACATGGACGAGGTCGCCGAGCATGGTGTGAACTCGGACGAAGACAAGGAGGTAGAGGACGATGGGTCTGAATACAAGCCAGCTCCGTGATGTTTGGGACCCTCCTTGTAATTCTTCTGGCTTCGTTACTATTACTCTACATGGTGGTGGTCGCGTTACTGTTGATCCTCGAATGGTGGAAGCGGTAAATCGCCTTAACGATATTCTCGTAGACTGGGACTACCGTACTCGAGCATCTGATACAGGAGCGTATAATTGTCGTCAGATCACAGGTGGGTCTGGCTACAGTCTGCACGCGTATGGCATCGCACTAGATCTGAACTGGAGCAGCAATCCTTATGGACCCAATCTCATTACGGACATGCCTCAGGGAATGGTGGATGCGATCACAGGCCTCCGAACCAACAACGGATGTCGAGTCTGGGAATGGGGCGGATCGTGGTCCAACAACAAAGACGCCATGCACTACGAAGCAGACTGCTCGCCGGCAGATCTGGCCACAGGAATCCAAGGTGGAGTAAAGCCACTACCAGAGATCGGAAAGGATCAAATGTTCGCACTTATTCGTTATGATGGAAAGGTCTATCGGTGGAACGGCGTTCATCGCGTCCTTGTTCCTAACGAGCAGATGCTCGGCGGTGACCAGATCATGTTGACGGTTCTCGAGATGGATTCAACCATTTGGGATGTCGATCCGTGGTGGGCATCTACCTACCCAGAGGTTACTGATAGTCAGGTGTATTGGAACACAAGCATTATTGCTCAGCACACGCCGGGCGTACCTCCGGAGCATATTGCATGAAACAGCCTCGCACTCTATCGAGTTGGGTGGGAGCAACAGCCTTTGTCGTTGCCTTATTTACCTCGGCAGGGTGGGCGAGCGCAATGCTGGCTGCTGCTTTGGACGATAGTGTTTCTGATGCAGGAATCCAACTTTTATCAGGTTTGGGCGGCGTCCTCACAGGGGCCACGGCAGGTTTTCTAGGTGCGGGCGCTGCCCTAATTTGGAAACAACGACTGGAAGAGAAAGGAGATGAATCTGATGGAACAGGGGGAGTATGACCTGAACCTATATCGTGGCGACACCTTTAGTCGTGGATTTCGTTTTTGGGAAACTACTATAAATGGCACTCCATTCGATCTAACTGGTGCTGTTGCTGAAGCAGAGTTTCGCGATAAGCCGGGAGGAGCAAGTGTTTTAGCGTTTACTTGTGTCGTCACTCTCCCGAACACAATCACAATTCATCTCGTTCCCGCCCAGTGGGCCAGTTCGACTCCGGCCAAGGGGTATTGGGATCTTGAAGTTACATTTTCTCCGACAGAAGTATACACTTTGCTTGCTGGAGAAGTTGTTGTTAAGCAGGATATTACCAACTCGGCGGTGTTCTGATGACTAGTACGATCGAGGTTATCGAAGGTGGTGAAGTTGTTGTAGAGGTTGTAACAACTTCATCTCCAGAAGTCATTGACGTAGTCGCTAACGACTCTCTGGATGTTGTTGAAGTAGTTACCAGTGGAATTGGTGCGGTAGGACCTCCCGGTCCAGAAGGTCCTATTGGTCCAGAAGGTCCAGAGTCTACGATTCCAGGACCAGCGGGTCCGCAAGGTCCTACAGGCCCAACAGGCCCAAGAGGTCCACAAGGTGATCCATCAACTGTCCCAGGCCCAGAAGGTCCGGATGGCCCGCAAGGTCCTACAGGCCCGACAGGTCCAACGGGTCCAGCCTCAACCGTTCCAGGTCCAGCAGGTCCTACGGGTCCTATCGGCCCGACAGGTCCAACGGGAGCTGATTCAACGGTACCAGGACCCACGGGTCCGGCAGGTCCGATTGGTCCAGAAGGTCCTACGGGTCCTACAGGTGCTGATTCAACAGTTCCAGGTCCAGCGGGTCCCATTGGTCCGGCAGGTCCTATTGGCGCTGACTCAACGGTACCGGGTCCAGCGGGCCCAGAAGGGCCTCAAGGTCCTATCGGTCTTACGGGCGCTGATTCAACAGTTCCAGGTCCAGTGGGTCCAGAAGGTCCAGCAGGCCCACAAGGCCCTATCGGTCTTACAGGTGCCGACTCAACTGTCCCTGGCCCAACAGGCCCTACAGGCCCGGAAGGCCCAGCAGGTCCTCAAGGAGCAGCCTCAACAGTTCCGGGTCCGCAAGGTCCTATAGGCCCGGAAGGTCCAGCGGGTCCAGAAGGTGCCCCATCTACCGTTCCAGGTCCTCCAGGTGAGGATGGCGATGTACCAATCGTTAGTCTTACACAGGCTGAGTATGATGCTATTGTCACGCCAGATCCGGAAACGCTGTATGTTATTACTGATGCTCCATCTGGCGGTGGTGGAAGTGATTACGTAGGACCCGAATGGGTAGCTAATCCAAATGATGCTTGGGCGTACTATGGTGGCGCAATCCGAGTTGGTGATTTTGGTGGTAATAATGATGCGGTACCAAGAATCTTTGTCACCCAGGGATTAGCCAATCATAATACCCAAAGCTCATCTCACGCAAACCTTGAGCGAATAATGTATAAGGGGCAAGCCAACGGTTATGCCAGCCTTGATGCTAACCGCAAAATACCAATTGCGCAGATTCCAGATCTTGACACCGGAGGTGGCGGCAATCCGGTTCCTAAATTAGCACCATCTGGAGCTTGGCTTCAAGCATGGAACTTTTCGAGTGGGGTTAGTTCAGTTACTCCAGCTATGAATGGAGATATTCGGCTTACACGTGGTCATTGGGATGTTCCAATTAATGAAGGCTGTTTTTTCGTGACTACTGCGGCTACAGCAGGGTCGGTTTCTATACTTTGTATTTATGAAGTCCTACCAAATGGTATGCCTGGAGCATTAATCACTATGACGCCATCTATACCAACCGATACTACAGGAACGAAAACTGCGTTATTTGACACGATAGTTCCTGCTGGAATCTATTTCTTTGGTATATATAATTCAGGACCTGGTCCACAAGCTGTGGTTTTTAGAGGCGTTCCTTCTGGTGTTTATAACGAACTGGTTTATGAACCAACGAATCCTCCGCCAACAGCCGCTAACAATGCTCTTTATAGAAACGTTGGAGTCGGAGTACCACCACCAAATCCGTTTGGAACCCCGACCGGAAGTCGTCAAGGAATGGGCATCGGCTACGTTCGTGCCGTTTAAACACAAGGAGACTCATGCCTGTACTTCTTCCAACCACAAATCTGCAATACGGGTCACTTAATGCTGGCGCATTGTATGATGGTGATACAAAAGTTTGGCCTCCTCCACCGTTCGTGCCGCCGTCAAGGTACGAGGAGCAGATCATCTCGTCGACGCCGTTAAGCTACTGGCGGCTTGGTGAGCCAATTGGCAGCTCAACAGCCGTCGACAAGATGGGCTATCACGACGCTGCCTACACCGGAGCCCCAGTGTTGGGTGTGGCGGGCCTAATCGAGGGTGACCTTGACGCGGCGATGCAGGTCTTCGGGCTTGGCAGCCAGGGCATGAATGCCGGGAACACCGATTTCCAGCTCTATCACGACTTCACAGTGGAGTGCTGGTTCAAGACAACGACGCCTGGAACCAGTTTCCGCAGCCTCGTTGTGAAACAGAATGACTACGGCATTTTCATCATCGACAACAAGCTCGCCGTCTACGAATGGGGGTCAGCGCTGATCGTGGATTCCGGCATCCGGGTTGACGACAGTGTACGGCACCATGCTGTGGTGGTGTTCGGGATCAACTACGGCCCGGCAGAATCCCAACTATACCTCGACGGGTTGCCGGTCGGCCCGCTGTTCAGTCACACCCTCCTCGATCAGAACCACACACTGGCTGTCGGATACAACGACTACGCTTCACAGGAGTTAACCGGAGTCATCGATGAGGTGGCGATCTACAACAGGAGACTTACTGCAATCGAGGTTGCCATGAACCACGATGTCGGTGTGGCATCACCTACCAATTGGAGAGAGTTGTGAGTTATCTAACACAAAACGATATTGCTAACAATGGTGCTATCCTTTCTCGTGTGGCACAGGCTGCCGCCCAAGAGAATGTTCAGGGTGATCCAGATCGCTGGACATACGATAATCGTCGAGACTGGGCGTCTGCTCCTGGTTGGGATGCTGCATGGGAATCAGCGCTTGTTAGTAATGAGGAAGACCCGGGGTATAATCCAGGATTAGACGAAGCCGTTATTACTGATGGCATGATTCTATCGCAGGTTCAGTCAATGAACCCCTCTTCACAATAGATAGGAGGTTACTATGGGCGTCGCAAAGAGGCGTGTTGGGCGTCCGGCGACTACTCCTGAGAACAGAGAGAATCAACTTATTTCTCTGGCGACGGATCTTGCTGAGAAGCAGATGACAGAAGGAACCGCTTCAGCTCAAGTGATTAGTCATTATTTGAAGCTTGGTTCTACAAGAGAGAAGCTGGAACAGGAACGTTTATCCCGAGAGAACCTACTTCTTGGCGCTAAAGCGGATCAACTGGCGTCAGCAAAGCGCATCGAAGAGCTGTACGAGACTGCTTTGAATGCAATGCGCTCTTATGCAGGCCAATTGATAGATGAATACGACAATGTCGAAGATTAGACGATATTCGGAGCTTCGTAGACTAGAAACCTTCGAAGATAGATTCGATTACCTGAAAATAGGTGGGACAGTCGGTCATTCCACGTTTGGCTTCGATCGCTATATTAATCAACAATTTTATACGTCAAACCAGTGGAAACGCGTTCGTCAACAGGTTATTTTGCGGGATAATGGCTGCGATTTAGGGATTCCTGGTTATGAAATTCATGGAAATCTTCTCGTTCATCATCTTAATCCTATGGACTCTAATGATATTCTTCATGCTGAAGAATGGATACTTGATCCCGATTATTTGATAACAACGAGTCATGATACTCATAATGCCATACATTATGGCAACCGAGAGTTCTTAAAGAAGCCATATGTTGAGCGAAAACAAGGCGATACCCGACTCTGGTAACCAAAAGGAGGTTTTGAAATGGAACCTAGTATTCTAATCAGTACAAAGAAGATTCTTGGAATTTCGGCAAATTACGTCGCCTTCGATCTTGATATTCTCACGCACATCAACGCCGCTTTCTCGATTTTGAATCAATTGGGAGTGGGTCCCGACGAAGGTTTCTTCGTTGTGGATGATACGGCGATCTGGAGCGATTTTCTTGTTCCGGATAATCAAATGAATCTTGTAAAGACCTATGTGTTCCTAAAGGTTCGCATGTTATTTGATCCACCCGCCACTTCGTTCTTGATCGAAGCCGCGAACCGGCAGATTCAAGAGTATGAGTGGAGGTTGAACGTATTTCGGGAAGTGCAGTTGTACCCATTGCCGCCAGAAGAAGTGGAGGTACCATGAATCAGACTTTCGAAGAATACTTGGAAGATCATCTCGAACACTTCGGCGTCAGAGGCCAGAAGTGGGGCGTTCGACGCGCAGGAAGAGGTGGCGTAAGTAATAGTGAATTCAAGAAGAAGCGGCAAGCGAGCAAGACGAAGTACACAAAGAAGCCGGCTCAGCTCACAGACAAGCAACTCCAAGATCGAATCAAACGATTGCAGATGGAGAAGCAGTACAAGGATCTGAATTCGGCAAAGCAAACGCAGGGTAAGAAGTTTGCTGAGGACATTGTGCTTGGCGCGGCCAAGGGAATTGCAGTGACCGCACTTACTGGTGTTGGTATGCTTGCTGTTAGAAACGCTCTTAAGAAGAAGGGCATCACCATTTAAACTAAGGAGGAGATGGAGTGGGATTGTCTAATACGGCTACTCCTCTGTATTATGGAGAGTTCCGCGACAAGGTGCTTCGTGGAGAAATTCCTGTCAATAGAGAGATCTCTTTGGAGATGAATAGGATTGACGAACTAATTGCCAATCCTAACATCTACTACGACGACATGGCGATCAATGGTTTCATTCAATACTGCGAACGAGAACTAACACTCACTGACGGAAGTGATCTGTTTCTTCTTGATACCTTCAAGCTTTGGGCAGAACAGATTTTTGGATGGTACTTCTTTGTTGAGAGAAGCGTGTATCAGCCAGGGATAGACGGTGCACAGGGAACCTACGTCAAGAAGTCAATCAAGAAGAGGCTTACCACAAAGCAATACCTCATCGTGGCACGTGGTGCCGCCAAGTCCATGTACGGGGCATGCATCCAAGCCTACTTCCTGAATGTAGATACCTCGACCACACACCAGGTCACAACCGCCCCAACCATGAAGCAGGCCGACGAGATCATGTCGCCCTTCCGTACCGCTATCACCAGGTCTCGTGGCCCCCTCTTCATGTTCCTAACCGAGGGGACCGTCCGCAACACTACCGGCTCCCGAGTGTTCCGACAGAAGTTAGCAGCAACAAAGAAGGGTGTTGAGAACTTTCTCACTGGTTCACTACTTGAAGTTCGTCCTATGACGATCAACAAACTTCAGGGACTTAGACCTAAGGTCTCTACAATCGACGAATGGTTGAGTGGTGACATCAGAGAGGACGTTGTCGGAGCAATTGAACAGGGAGCGTCCAAGATGGACGACTACTTGATCGTTGCTATGAGTTCAGAAGGAACTGTTCGCAACGGTTCTGGCGACACCATCAAAATGGAACTTGCTAGCATTCTTCGTGGTGACTACATGGCTCCACACATTTCGATCTGGCACTACAAGTTGGACGAAATCGAGGAAGTTGCCAATCCACAGACTTGGTTGAAGGCAAATCCGAATCTTGGACTTACCGTAACGTACGACGTCTATCATTTGGACGTTGAACGAGCTGAAAAAGCTCCTGCAGCGAGAAATGATATTCTCGCAAAGCGATTCGGTATTCCAATGGAGGGGTTTACCTACTTCTTCACCTATGAAGAGACGCTCCCGCATCGTTCGCGTGAGTTCTGGACAATTCCGTGCTCGCTGGGAGCGGACTTGTCGCAAGGTGATGACTTCTGTGCGTTTACGTTTCTCTTTCCTCTAACCAATGGGTCGTTTGGGGTAAAGACTCGTAGTTACATCACGACTTTGACTTTGATGAAGCTTCCTGGAGCTATGCGTCAGAAGTATGACGAGTTCATCAATGAAGGAAGCTTGCAAGTTCTAGAGGGAACTGTCCTTGACATGATGGAAGTCTATGAGGATCTGGATTTGTTCATTCAAACGAATGAGTATGATGTCAGATGCCTTGGCTTCGACCCTTACAACGCTAAGGAGTTTGTTACTCGATGGGAAGCTGAGAACGGGTCCTATGGTATAGAGAAAGTCATTCAGGGAGCACGTACAGAATCGGTTCCTTTGGGTGAATTGAAGATACTTGCTGAGCAACGTGCGCTAATCTTCGATCAGGATCTCATGTCATTCGCCATGGGCAACGCCGTAACTCTGGAAGACACAAACGGAAACCGTAAGCTTCTAAAGAAGCGAGCAGATGAGAAGATCGATAACGTGTCGGCCATGATGGACGCATACGTTGCCTACAAAGCGAACAAGGAGGCATTTGAATGATCATCGACGGAGATGTAGAAGACTTCCTCGAACACTATGGCGTCAGAGGCCAGAAGTGGGGAGTCCGTCGTAAGCAGAATCGAGCTCTTAACAAGAAAGCCAGAGGAAAAGACTATGAAAAGCATGGTCGTGAGGTAACTAAGGCTCGAGAAAAGATCAAGAGTGGAGAGGCTAAGGCTGAGTGGAAGCAGGCCAAAAAGGACTACAAGTCCAACAAGGCCACAAAAGGCAGCTATGAAGCAAGAAAGATTTTGCAGAAGGCTCGAGACAAAAAGATGGCCAATATTGATAAGGCTCAGCAGGCAAAGAACAAGAAGGAAGCCTTTGCAATTCTTGCTCTAACCGGCGGAGCAGTTGCCGCACAAATCTTCTTTAACCAGGCTGCCCGAAAGATGTAACCTAACCGCCGAAGGAGGTGTTTGAATGATTATCGACGAAGATGTAAGCGACTTTCTCGAACACTACGGCGTAAAGGGTCAAAAGTGGGGTGTCCGAAATGCACGTAAAGGCAGAGTAAAGACTTCTAAGAAGAAAAAGTTGTCACCAGATCAAAAGGCTGCTCTTCAAGCAGTAGCTCTTGTTGGTGGTTCATTAGCTGCAGGAATTTTAGCAAGAGCCGGAGCTAAAAAGCTCGGATTGGTCAAACCAAGAGAGTATGGTCCGAAAATTGATTACGATAAAATCGGCAATGCAGATTTTTCAAAGATTGCCGCTGGTACGAAATACATTAGTCGTAATCCGGCCATGACCAGAAAACAATTCTGGGAATCTCAAGGTAGTGCTAGTGTTCCTCCGGCTGTTAGAAGATCTTCCACTAATAGAACCAAAGCCATGCTTGAAAGGGAGCTTGCTAGACCAAGAAAGCAAACGACAATGACCCCGCGTCAAGCTTTGGCTAGGGAAAAAGCACGAAGGAGGTGATTTAACTTGCCTATCGGCGACAGAATTAGGAAAGCCTGGAATGCATTTCGGTACAACGATGCGAACCAGTATAAGGGAGATTATGGTCTAGGAACTCCCAGTTATGGGGGAATGCCTCCCCAAAAGGTACAACGTCAGTTTTTCAATGAGCGTTCGATCGTTTCTGCCATCTATACAAGAATCAGCATTGATGTCGCAGACCTTCTGCTTCGTCACGTAAAGCTTGATGAGTATGGACGATATTCTTCGGATGTTTCCAGTGTTTTGAACAAGACATTGACGCTTGAGCCTAATCTGGATCAGTCTCCTCGAGCTTTCCGGCAAGACATCGCAATGACGCTCTTCGACAAGGGTTGTGCTGCGATTGTTCCAGTTGATACTGCTGTTAATCCAATGACCAGTGAAGTCTTCGACATCTACACGCTTAGAGTTGGAGAGGTGGTCTCTTGGTATCCAAAGCATGTTCGTGTTGATCTATACAATGAGAATGCGGGCAAGCGTCAAGAGGTCACATTACTAAAGCGATTTGTTGCTATTGTGGAGAACCCGCTGTATGCGGTAATGAATGAGCCGAACTCCACACTTCAAAGACTAATTCGAAAGCTCGGACTTCTCGATCAGATTGACGAACAGTCTGGTTCCGGAAAGCTTGACATTATCATTCAGCTTCCGTATGTGATCAAGTCCGAGGCCAGACGTCAGCAAGCCGAGCAACGCCGAGAGGACATTGAATTCCAACTCTCCGGCAGCAAGTACGGCATTGCCTACACCGACGGCACCGAGAAGATTACCCAACTCAACCGACCTGCCGAGAACAATCTCCTCACCCAGGTTGAGTATCTCACCAACATGTTGTATGGGCAGCTAGGGATTACCGACGAGATCATGAACGGCACTGCCGATGAGAAGGCAATGCTCAATTACTTTAATCGAACCATTGAGCCCATCGTCGATGCCATCGTTCAAGCTATGCAACGATCCTTCCTCGGCCCAGTTGGTACCGCTAAGGGTGAACGGATTCAATACTTCCGTGATCCATTCAAGCTGGTTCCTGTTGGTGAACTTGCAGAGATTGCCGACAAGTTTACTCGGAATGAGATTCTCACTTCTAATGAGATCAGAGGATTCATGGGAATTCCTCCTTCACCAGAACCAAAAGCAGATCAACTAGCCAATCCCAACATGCCACAACCAACTGAATCAATCGAACCACCTAGTGGCTTAGCTCTTGAAAGGACAAGTCAAAATGGAAGCAGACTTTAGCGGCTATGCCACTAAGGCAGGACTAAAGTGCTCAGACGGTCGCACCATCATGCCTGAGGCATTCAAGCATCAGGACACAATGAAGGTCCCTCTCGTTTGGCAGCACGGACACAGTGATCCGGAAAACGTGCTTGGACACACCATTCTTGAAAGTCGAAGCGATGGTGTCTACGCTTACGGATTCTTCAACAAGTCAGCGAAGGCAGAGCACGCTCACAGCCTTCTCGAGCATGGTGACATTTCCATGCTTTCTATCTGGGCAAATGATCTTATTGAACGATCAGGTCGAGTTCTTCACGGGGCAATCCGTGAGGTTAGTCTTGTACTGTCCGGCGCAAACCCAGGCGCTGTAATCGAAAACGTTACTATCCGACACTCAGATGGAGACGAGATGACTCTCGACAATGAGGCCATCATCTACACCGGAATTCCGGTTGAGCCTGGTCAGTTGGTTCATGGTGATGTCCGTCATGCAGATGATGACGATGGTGGAGATGATGAAGCGGATGGCGAGACCATTCAGGACATCTACGATTCCATGAACGATAAGCAGAAGAACGTTCTGCACTACATGATCGGTGAGGCCATGGAGTCTTCCGGTGGTTCCGTGCAGCAAGACAACATGAACGACGATGACGACCAGGAAGGCACAACGATGAACGTTTTCGAGCAGGGCGATGCGAAGGCCACGGGCCCGACTATCTCCCACGCCGATGTAAAGGGAATCGTGGCTGATGCTACGAAGACTGGTTCCCTCAAGGAGGCGGTGGAGAATTACGCCCTCGCTCACGGGATCAACCAGATCGATACCCTCTTCCCCGAGGCCAAGGCGCTTACCACGTCTCCAGAGTTCTACACCCGCCGCCAGGAATGGGTGAATTCGGTCCTCAACGGTGCTCGTAAGAGCCCCTTTAGCCGGGTGAAGACCCACTGGGCTGACCTCACGTACGACGATGCTCGTGCGAAGGGTTATATTACCGGTGACGTGAAGACCGAGGAGTTCTACGGGACTGCTCGTCGAGAGACCGGCCCTCAGACCATCTACAAGAAGCAGAAGCTGGATCGGGATGATATTCTCGACATCACAGACTTCGATGTCGTCACCTGGATGAAGGGTGAGATGAGGCTGATGCTCGATGAGGAACTCGCTCGCGCAGTTCTGATCGGTGACGGTCGTACGCTTCCCGACGCAGACAAGATCCTCGAGGATCGTATTCGTCCGATCTCCAAGGACGATCCGCTGTTCGCCATTCAGGTCAAGGCCGATCTCGCTGCTGGTGATATTTCGGACTTCGTCGATGCGGTCATCCAGTACCGTCCGCAATATCGTGGATCTGGAACGCCTACCCTGTATACCAGTGAGGCGCTTATTTCCCAGGTCATGCTCCTCAAGGACACGCTTGGGCGTCGTATCTACACCTCGCTCGATCAGTTTGCGAACGAGATTCGTGTCTCCTCGGTTGTCCCCGTTGACGTTTTCGATCCCGCAGCCGGTTCTCCGCTCGCGATCATTGTCAACATGAATGACTATGTCATCGGCGCTGATTCTGGCGGACAGGTCAGCCTGTTTGACGACTTCGACATCGACTACAACCAGTACAAGTACCTGATCGAGACTCGCGTCTCCGGTGCTTTGGTGAAGCTGAAGTCGGCTCTCGTCATCACTCAGGGAACCTTCGTTCCTCCGCCTGCTGGAACTGTTCACGCTATCGTGCCTGAGCCGCCGAACGCTCGACAGAGTGTCCCGCCGCAGCACGGTTCGCTGCCTGGTCCTGGAATCGGAACCACGGCCGAGACCGCCTCAACCAAGGGTGGTAAGGGCAAGTCTGACGACTGATTGAGGGAGATGTTCGATGGCAAGATATTTTGGAGAAGTTGGTTATGGTGAGTCTGTAGAAATGCCTCCAGGATCTGGTGTTTGGGAAGATGTCATCACGGAATTTTCATATTTCGGCGACGTTATCCGAAACTACAGGAAACTGGAAAGTGGAGAAGGACTCAACGATGATTTGGCGGTTAGCAATTCAATTAGCATCGTAGCAGACCAGTATGCCATCGAACATTTCTTTGCGATTCGGTATATTCGATGGGAAGGGGTGCTATGGACTGTTCCGACCGTCGAAGTTCGTAGCCCCCGACTCATCCTTAATCTCGGAAAGGTGTACAATGGCCCAACGGATGGATCTACACAATCTGTTGTTGGAGAAGACGCCTAACGTTTATTTTCAACCTCCTCCAACCGTGAGCTTGGTATATCCTTGTATCATCTATAAACGAGATTATGAAAAAGCCGAGTTCGCAGACAACTATCCGTACAAAAGGAGGAAGCGATATCAAATAATGGTCATTGACCATAATCCGGACAGCGATATTCCGGATCAAATCGCTTCGCTGCCTTTATGTGTATATGATCGCTTTTATACAGCCAACAATCTCAATCACGACGTCTACAACCTGTTCTTTTAGAAGGAGAAAAACATGACAACCCTCGTTTGGGACCAGACTGGCCAGCGTTATTATGAAACTGGCGTAGATCATGGAGTCCTTTACATTCCCGATTCTTACGGGGCATACACCGAGGGCGTTGCTTGGAACGGTCTTACCAGCGTTTCAGAGACGCCTTCTGGAGCTGAGCCCAATGCTCAGTATGCCGACAACATCAAGTACCTGAACCTCTACTCGGCCGAAGAGTTTGGTGCGACGATCGAGGCTTTCACCTACCCGGATGAGTTTGCTCAGTTCGATGGTCTGGGAATCCCTTCTCAGGGCGTGACCATTGGACAGCAGGCTCGTAAGAGCTTCGGACTTTCGTATCGCTCTAAGATCGGTAACGATCTCGAGGGCGACGATCACGGCTACAAGTTGCATCTCATCTATGGATGCACTGCCAGTCCGTCGGAGAAGGCCTATAACACGATCAATGATTCGCCCGAGGCGATTACCTTTAGCTGGGAGGTTTCGACCATCCCTGTGGGGGTTACCGGTATGCGACCGACCTCGTTGATCACCGTGGACTCCACTGCCGTGGATGCCGCAAACCTCGCTACCCTCGAAGGTCTTCTCTACGGTACCCCAGGCACCGATCCATCTATGCCTCTTCCCGACTCCGTCGTCTCGATCTTCAGTGGCGGATCGCAACTGGTTACCCCGCAGCCGCCTACTGCTGTTGGAAACTCGGTTACTATTCCAGGGGTTCCCGGTGTTGGATACTACATTGAGGGCGCAATTCAGATTCCTGGAACCGTTGTCATCACAGAGGATACTGTGGTTACTGCTCGGCCTGAAGATGGATACGTCTTCCCGGCAGTGACGGATGATGACTGGTTCTTCCCTTATACGGCAGGCTGATTAGATAGGAGACCAAAGAGTGCTCAGGATTACTATTACCGGAGAAGAATTCTTCGATGAAGAAGAACAAACGTTCACTTCAGTTGGAGATGTAGTTATAGACCTAGAGCACTCTTTGGTCTCACTGTCAAAATGGGAGTCAAAATTCCAAAAGCCTTTCTTGTCTCCTGGGGAGAAAAGTTCAGAAGAGATTCTGGAGTACATCAAAGCCATGATTTTAACGCCTGATGTTACGCCAGACATCCTCGATCGATTTTCCAAGGAAGAGTTCGATCTAATCAACGACTACATCGAGTCTAAAGAATCGGCTACCAGTTTTGGAATGATGCCAAAGAGTAACGCTCGAGGAGAAGTGATCACCTCTGAACTCATTTACTATTGGTTGGTCGCCTTTAACATTCCCTTTGAGTGTGAGCATTGGCATCTTAATCGATTGTTGGCATTAATTCGGATCTGCAACATCAAGAACTCCAAGCCGAGACGCATGTCCAAACACGAAGTAGCTCAGAGAAATCGCGAATTGAATGCGCAAAGAAAAGCTAACCTGAACACTACCGGATGAAAGGAGGATCATGACACAACTGGTTTGGGATCAATCAGGTGTTCGTAAGTTTGAGTATGGCTTAGATAGAGGCGTCCTCTATTTGTCAGACGGGTCCGGTGTTGTTTGGAATGGTTTAACTGAGGTTGAAGAAAGCTTCAGTAATGAATCGGAAGAGATCTTTTTCGATGGCCGCAAGATAAATGACTTCGTAAAACTTGGTAATTTTTCAGCTACTATGAAAGCTGTAACTTACCCGGATGAATTTTTGGAGTACGAGGGAATTGCCGCCCTAAGACCGGGACTGTTTTTTCGTGATCAAAAACTGAAAACGTTCAATCTTTGTTATAGGACGTTAAACGGAAACGACTTAGAGCCACTTGACGGCTATACGATTCACTTGATTTACAACGTCACTGCCATCCCAACCACTACGACATTTGCCACTTTGTCGGACGATCCAGAGCTTGTTGAGTTTGAATGGGACATAACATCGATTCCTTCGGACACTCCAGGTTTCAGACCAACTTCACATTTGTTGTTCGATTCTACAAAAATGGACCCATGGCTTCTAGAAGACCTTGAAGAAATGTTGTATGGAACCGATACGAAAGATCCTTCGCTTGCTCCAATCGAGGATTTGATCGAGTTTGTAGATAAGTGGTTTAGACTTAACATCATTGATCATGGCGATGGAACTTGGTCGGCGGTAGAGTATGTCGATGGATACAACATTCGAATGCTTTCGGCAGACGAGTTTGAAATTATGAACGCTAATGCAACATATTTGACTGACGATGAATTTATGATTTCAGACGTAGTCGACGTAACTGATGTTCCAAGAAAGAGGTCTTAATGGCTACCGTTACGGGTTATACCGCACAACGAATGAAGCAAATTGAAGATAAGGCTATTGTTGATGGAAATGTGATTGGCGATAACTTGATTCTTGTCGCTCGGGACGGTTCTACTCAGGATGCAGGAAGCGTTCGCGGGCCTCAAGGACTTAAGGGTGATATCGGAGAGGTAAGCGAAGCGGAACTTGATGCGGCAATTGATTCAGCGATCACTGCGGCATTGAGGCCAGGTATGCTTATGATGTTTGCTGGTGGGATACTCCCGACAAATTGGTTGAAATGCGATGGCACAGCAATTAGTAGAACGACTTATGCCGCATTATTTGCTGTTGTTGGCACTAGCTATGGAACTGGAAACGGATCTACTACGTTTAACGTTCCGAATTTAAGTGTCAGAATGCCTGTTGGCCCAGGTGCTGCTCCTTATAATGTTCTTGGTGCAGTTGGTGGTGAAGAAAGGCATTTGTTGAATCTTGCTGAAATTCCAACGCACAGTCATGATATTTCACACAATCATAGTGCTAGTAGTAGTGGAGCTACTGCGCGTCATACTCACACTCTTGGGAGTTTTGGTTATGGTGGAGCAGCGCAGTTCCAGCTAGGAGGCCAGCCAGGTCCTTTTGGTTGGAATGACACTATGGTTACTGGCGATTCGCCAGATCATGGGCATAACATTACAGTTAATGCGCTTAATGGATCGTCGGGAAACAATGGCTCAGGTGGACTTCACAATAACATGCCTCCATATCTTGTTGTGAACTATATGATCCACATCTAACGAAAGGAACGATGTTATGTTAGCTGACATTGTAACAGGAGAAACGGCGGCTGCAGATGTCCTATTTCTACTCGCAGCCATTGCCGGGGGACTGGAAGTCGTTTTTGACTTTGCTGGGTCCAGAACAGTTAATTTCCTTGCTATTGCTGTCACCCTGATCGCAGTGGCCTTTCTGCTTCTGTGATATTCTCCCCCGGCCAGAGCTTGAGCTAGTATCTGACTGCCACGATACCAAGCTCGCCTGGCCGGGGGCCGCTTCCGATTAGAAAGGAACTCGTCGTGTCTATTGAAGTGAAAAGCGCAGGCTCATGGGACACTACGAGAGCCTGGTTCAATCGTATGCTCAGAGGAGACCAATACCTCGGTCTTGAACAATACGGACTTCGTGGGGTTGATGCTTTGTCAAGTGCCACTCCTCGTAGAACCGGTTTGGTTGCAACTTCTTGGAAATTCAAGATATCCCAAAGTCGCAACTATAAAAGGATTGATTGGTACAATACCGATGTCGAAGGTGGATCAGTTGTCGCCGTTCTTATTCAGTATGGACATGGTACTGGCAATGGCGGTTATGTAGTTGGTAGAGATTACATCAATCCGGCAATGCGACCTATATTTGACAAGATCGCTGACGACATGTGGAAGCAGGTGAAAGCATGAGCTCGGTTGATAATCGTATCGTCTCTCTTACCTTTGATAATTCGCAATTCGAACGTAAGATGTCAGAGACTCTTAAAAGTCTTGACAAGCTGAAGCAGAGTCTTAATTTTGCTGATGGTAAGAAAAGCATGGAGGATCTTCAGGCTACTGCCAGTCGATTCCACTTCGGAGGCTTACAGCAAGGGCTTGAGCACGTCAGCAAAGGCTTTATCGCACTTTCAACAATTGCCGTAACTGCTATATCCACCATTACTAGCAAAGTAATGGAGTTGGGTGCACAGATAGTCAAGTCTCTGAGTTTTGATCAGATCATGGGTGGTTTCCAGGAGTACGAACTGAAACTCGGTTCTATTCAAACCATCATGTCTGGCTCAGGCGAATCTCTTGATGTAGTTAATGCAAAGCTTCAAGAGCTAAATACATATTCTGATAAGACGATCTATTCGTTCAAGGACATGACCAGCAACATTGGTAAGTTCACGAACGCTGGCGTTAGTCTGGATCAAGCTGTTTCGTCCATTCAGGGTGTGGCAAACGTTGCCGCTGTATCTGGCGCTAACTCTGAAGAAGCCAGTCGAGCAATGTACAACTTTGCTCAGGCCCTCTCAAAGGGTCACGTTCAGTTGATTGACTGGAAGTCTATCGAGCTTGCCAACATGGGCACTGCTGAGTTCAAGCAACAGCTCATTGATGCGGCCGAAGCACAAGGAAAGCTCACAAAGAGAGGTAATGAGTGGGTTACCAGTGCTGGAAAGGTCGTTAGTTCGACCAAGGGATTCAATGAGTCTCTTACTGATGAGTGGTTGACCACCGAAGTACTGAACAAGACGCTCGGCGACTACTCAGACGCGACGACCGATATTGGCAAGAAGGCTACTGCGGCCGCTCAGGACGTCAAGACGTTCAGTCAGCTCATGAGTACGGTCAAGGAATCGATTGGTTCTGGTTGGGCTCAGTCATTCGAAATTCTTATTGGTAATTTCGATGAAGCAAAGGGTCTCTTCACTGAGATCAACAACGGAATCAGCGCATTCGTAGGAAAGAACGCAGATGCTCGCAATGCTCTGCTTCAGGGTTGGAAGGACCTTGGCGGTAGAGACGAACTTATTCAGGGTTTCAGAGATGCTCTTGCTGGTATCGGTACGATCATCAAGCCGATCAAAGAAGCTTTTGCGGACATATTTCCGCCAGCTACTGCTCAAACCCTGAAGAACCTGACCGCAACCTTTGCTGATTTCGCAAAGCGTATTGCGATAAGCGGCGAAACTGCCGACAAGATCAAATCTATATTTAGAGGTCTCTTCGCTGCTCTTGAAATTGGTTGGACCATTATCAAGAACTTGTGGCGAGTTACTGGTGAGTTGATTAGCGTCTTTGGCAACTTCATTGGGCAGTTCTCTGGTGGAGCATCTGACGCAGGAAACTTCATCGTGAAGTTGAATGACATGCTCGTTGCTGGCGGAGGCATTGAGCGTTTCTTTGATAACGTCGTTGGATATTTGCAGGCCTTTGGGCAGTGGATGGGTCAAGCTGCGGCTAAAGTCAAGGAACTGTTTCCTGGCGGGGGAATTCCAGGAGCCGAAGGCGCCGCTAACGTTCTTGATCGAGTTAAAGAACGAGCAAACGACGTCAAGTCTATATTTGACCGTCTTGGAGACGCTGTACAGTGGATTGGCGATCAGTTCAAGAAGCTCGGACAAGCTCTCGCGCCGGTGTTCGAAGAGATCAAGAAGTGGGTAGGTGAGGTAAAGGATCACTTCGCGGAGGTCTTCAAGCCTGGAGATTTCGATAAAACGGTTGACGCAGTCAATGTCGGTTTGCTTGGTGGGCTTCTAGTTATTCTTCGGAAGTTCCTGAAGAATGGCTTGGATCTGAATCTTGGTGGGGGGATTACTGATTCCATCACTGGGATGTTTGATCAGCTTACTGGAACTCTGAAGAGCATGCAGACGCAGATCAAGGCTGAGGCTTTGATGAAGATTGCCATTGCTATCGGCATCTTGACGGCTTCAATTGTGGTTCTGTCATTGATTGATTCTGGCGCATTGACGAAGTCCCTCGTTGCAGTTGGCGTTGGCTTCGGTCAGCTTGTCGGAGTATTGGCACTGCTAGATAAGATATCCTCTGGAACAGGCGCAGCAAAGATGTCTGTACTAGCCTTGGGTCTTGGACTCATTGCTGGAGCAGTTCTTCTTCTGTCATTCGCAGTCAAGAACCTGTCGGGTCTTAATTGGTCAGAACTTGGCATGGGCCTTGCTGGCGTTGGCGGCAGTCTGCTTATTCTTGCTGCAGCAGTCAAGCTTATTTCCAGCGATACGGGCGGAATGATTCGCGCCGGAATTGCAATGATTGCTATATCTGCCGGCTTGCTTGTTATGAGTTTGGCGGTTAGAGCATTTGCCGGAATCGCTTGGGACGACATGCTTCATGGATTTGTTGGAGTAGCTGTCGGACTTGGAATGATTGCTGGTGCTACTCAGCTAATGCCTGGCGATATGGTAAGTAAGGGCGTTGGACTTGTAATCATATCTGCGGGATTGCTTATTCTCAGCAAAGCAGTCATGTCGTTTGCTGGCATGGACTGGGGAGAAATGGCAAAGGGCTTCGCTGGAGTTGGCATTGGTCTTCTCATCGTTGCCGGAGCCATGCATCTCATGCCTGCTAATCTGCCTCTTACCGCAGCGGGACTTCTTATTGTAGGTATCGCGCTGAACGTTATAGCCAAAGCAGTTGGAACTTTCGCCGACATGGATTTCGGAGAGCTAGCCAAGGGTATTGGCTCGATTGCGGTTGTGCTTCTTATTCTTGCCGTAGCCACAAATGCCATGACTGGAGCTATAGTTGGCGCAGCAGCCATCGTTGTTGTATCTGCAGCTTTGTGGGTGCTTGCCGAAGTTATCACCAGCCTTTCATCTCTCAGTTGGGGAGATCTCCTAAAGGGTTTGGTTGGCATTGCCGCAGTTCTCGCTGTTCTCGGTGTAGCTGCACTTCTCATGCAACCCGTTATTCCAGCTCTACTAGCTTTGGGTGTTGCTCTTATTCTTGTGGGTGCTGGATTCGCTCTGTTTGGTATTGGGGCGAAGCTTGTTGCTGAAGCCTTTATCGTTATGGCAGAGGCAGGTAAGAAGGGTATCGACGTACTTATTGATGTCATTGAGACTCTCATCAAGGCGCTTCCTGGATTCATTCAGGCTCTTGCTGAGGGCATCATTGACATGTTCATGACCTTTGTGGACGCTGCTCCAGTGCTCGTCAACGGTCTTAAGGTTATTCTCGAAGAGCTTCTTGACATGATTATTGAAGTCATGCCGAAGATCGGCGAAGCTATTTATGCGCTGATTCACATGATCATTGAGGTCATTGTCGAGCTTACACCAGAAATTGTAGCCGCTGGTATATTTATGATCATGTCGCTACTTACTGGAATTCGAGACAACATTGCTCAGATTACAACTTTGGCTATCGAGATTCTGACGGCATTCATCAACTCTCTTGCTGCGAACATTCATCTCATTGTAGGTGCTGCTGTCAATCTCATTGTTTCGTTCATCAATGCTATAACTGAGAATCTCAGTTTGATCATTGCTGCTGGCCTGAATCTTATTATTCAGTTCATTGTTGGTATCGGTCAATCCGCAAATCAGATCATCGGAGCAGTTGGTTGGTTGATTGTAACCTTCATCACTGCCATTGGCGGGATGGCTCTTGATATTGCCAACGCTGGTACCGCAGTACTCATTCAATTCTTGGACGCGATCAGCCAGAATGTCACAGAGATCACGGCACATGTCAAGACTTTGATCGAAACTATATTCTCGTCAATGCTGACACTTACAACAACGTTTGCAACGGGAGCCAAAGACTTCATCGTCAAGCTGTTCGAAGAGATTGTCAAGAATACCAGAGAAATTACAAAGGGCGCGACCGACATGATGGCCGGGCTCCTTGACGCGGCAGCAGATTCAATTGTCAACTTGCTCGATAAGGTGTTGAAGGTTCTTACCTCATTCCTTGATGGATTGGCTCGTGTTATTCGTGAGAATGACGACAAGATCAATAAGTCGGCAAAGAATCTTGTTAGTGCAATGATCGAGGGCATCGTCAAAGCATTCGGGTTGAGTGACATGTTCAACAAGCTCAAGAAGGGTGTTGAGGATCTGCTCGGCAATGTTTGGGATGCCGCAATGAGCTTCATCGGCGCTAATTCACCGTCAAAGGAGTACATGAAGTTTGGTGGTTATATTGTGGACGGTCTTGCTAAAGGACTTTCCAATAGCGAGAATGCCGAGAACGCCTCAGTCGATCTCGTAAAGAATGTCTCGTCAGCCTTCCAGCAAGCCGTAGATCAGGCTTCGCTATATCTTGGCGACATGGACGTCGCTCAACCAATCATTACGCCGGTCTTGGATCTCACCAAGGTTCAACGTGACGCAAAGGATCTGAGCAACTTACTTATATTCACTCCAATTGAAGCCAAGTTGTCAATGGATCAGGCGAACATGATTTCACATACGAACGACTCAAAGCCAACAGAAGCAGAATCGACAACTCCGCCGCCTCCAACGGAGATCAACTTCGAACAGAACATCTATTCGCCAACAGCTTTGAGCACGAATGATATTTACAGAAACACGCGTAGTCAGATTGCTTTGGCAAAGGAGGGGCTGAAAATCCCATGAAGATTACAAACATTGATCTGTGCGACTCCAACGATAAAGTTGTAGCCAATCTTAGCTTCAGAGATCCATCATCCTCAAATCCATATATTGCCAAAACGATTATCGGGTTAGATGCTGACGAGATTATTTCTAGATTCTATGGCGTTTCGAAAGTTTCTAATTCAAAGTACTACAAACTAACTCTTGAGAAACGAGAGATTGTTCTTCGAATCGTTCTCAATCCCGACTTCAGCATGCAAAGTTATTCCGATCTTAGAGATGAAATCTACAAGTTTATTTCGTCTTCGAGGACGGGAAAGATTCGATTGAATTTCAATGAGGGGACATCGCCTGTCGCCTATGTTTCCGGGTTTGTAACTAAGCTTGAAGCACCACATTTTACTGAAATGCCAGAGATTCAGATCACAATGATCTGCGAAGACCCTATGCTTAGAGGTGTGAAAAAGGTCGTAGCCATCAACTCACCAACAGTAAAATCTTCGTTAAAAGTTACTGATCCATTTTCAACGGCTCCGCATGGGTTCAAGTTTAATGTGAAATTTACGGCAGCTTCTCCGACATTCGTTCTCAAAGATTCAGCTACACCAGAGTGGTCGTTTACTGTGACTCCTCTTGCTGGGTTTGTTATAAATGATGAACTATACTTTTCTAGTGAATACTCAAACAAGTATCTTTATATGATCAAGGCAGGAGCGAAAATTCATTTGGCAGATAAAATCCAGTCCGATTCTATTTGGCCAATTCTGTTTCCTGGTGACAACATATTCAAGACGGCGGACGAACTGTTCACTTGGAATTACCTTGAGTATTATCCTGCGTATTGGGGGGTGTGATGGATATTTTCAAGTTTCATAACCCAAAGGGAGATACCTATTTCGAACAAGGCGAATTCATAAATGACATAACCGACGTCATGTGGATTGAAAGGTATCGAGATCCTGGGGAATTCACTATAAAAGGCCCACTTGATTCTCCATTGCGTGAGCAGTTGCCTCAGGGATGTATGATCTCTCATTTGGATACCGCTGAAGTAATGATCGTCGAAAATCACGAGATCTCTTCCGAACGAGGTAAGTCAACCGAAGTTACTATTACTGGGCGAAGCTTTGAGACGTTTATGGAGAATAGAATTATAACTCCTAATGTAGCTAGCCCAACCGGGTATTATGTTCCATACACAATTAATGCGGCTACAACTTGGTCGCAAGCTGTATATTTGCTGCTCTATCATCTCGGCAACGGATCATATACAAATTCTGATAGAGTAGACAACATCCTTGGGTATACTACCATTACGGGAACTGGTGTTTCTGAAGCGAGAACTTTCCAGCGGCAAACGCTATATGAAACTTTTATTCAAATTCTTGAGGTTGATAATCTAGGAGTCAAATTTATTCGTCCTGGGCCGGCGTCCCCGTTTGGACCAAAAAACACCAACGCAGTGATACTCGTCCACAAAGGAGTTGATCGCTCACAAGAAATTACATTTTCGTATGATGCAGGAGAGATTGATACTGCTGATTATTTGTGGAGCATCAAGAGTTTGAAAACGGCTATCGTTATTACAGGTCGTTGGGTTGAGGTTATCCTTCACGGTACCCAGACCGGATACGACAAACGAACGCTTTATGTTGATGGAAGTTTCATTGACAACATGTATGAGACACAACCAACCGGCACGACGTTTACTAACTTAAAAGCGAGCTTTACAACTTTTGGTAACATGATTTTGGCTGGTCAAAAGCAACTTGCTATCGCAAATGCCAAAATTTCTAGAAACGTGAAGCACTATATGTATCGTCGGGATTTTGATGTTGGTGACATTGTCATGGTAGCCGGAGAATACGACGAATCACGACCAATGCGCGTTATTGAGTATGTTGAGATTGAAGACAAGAATGGCGAAAATTCATATCCGACGCTTTCCGCGATATAAGGAGAATTATGCTAATTTTGTGGATTTGGGCGTTAATCATGACGGCAATTGTCATATTCTTACTGCTCAGGCCCTATATGGGCAAACACGTCGGTACGATCGTAATAAGGGAAACAGACGAAGGAAGATTGTTTTCTCTTGAGATCGACGGCGATCCGAACGAACTTGCGGATCATAATTACGTGGGCTTTCGAGTCCAAGTTGAATCCGACCAGTAGGTCGCAACCTAAACAACTCGTATAATGAGACCTACCGAAAGGAAGTTAATGAGATTGTTCAAGAAAAACGAACCAGACGCATTAGACGACCTCATCACAGCAGTGACACTCGAGATGGCCTCGATGAAACCGTATTCGGATGACTATCCGGAGATGTTGTCATATTTGGAGCGCCTGACGACGCTCAAGGGAAAGAAGACCCGAGAGCTCGTCAGTAGCGACACATTGGCAATAGTCTTCGGAAACGTTGCCCTTGCGCTCATCGTGGTTGCCTACGAGCAGAAGCATGTGTTGACGTCCAAGATGTTTCCGCAATTCGTTAGACCGAAACAACTCTGACCGCCAACAAGTAGCAAACACGTAGAAGCCGTTTAGGACCCCCACAAGGGAGCCTGACGGTTTCTATGTGTTTGTCTGCGGTTATATTTTCTGTCCTGGCAAAATTCCCCGGGGGGACTTTCCGAAAAAGGGCGACAGAAAGGACGTGATGCCCGCAAGAAGAACTGTGTTCACAGAGGCATTTACATTAGCTCTAAAGCAACAAGGGTATGGTTCGATTGCTGAGCTAGCCAATATTTGTCTTGTCAGCAGGAGCACCATTGTTCATTGGCGGGATGGTATATGTCTTCCCTTATTCATGCGATGGATAGAGATCGAGGAATATTTTGGTTGGGAACTTGGAACTATCGATTATCTGATATCGCAGGATTTACAACGTCTCTAATGAGAGAGAAGAAGGTGAGACACGAATGCGTAGGTGAAAGACCTACCCACCTGGTGCAGGAGCTTAACTGCAAAATCATAGTTTTCGATGGGCTATGAACCCTAGCTTCTCTTTTTGTTTTGTTCCAATCCTAATTTTAAGGAGAATCATGCGAGAAGAAATCAAGGCTGCTTACCGAGATCACAAGATCAAGGAAGAAGTCAAGACGCACATCGAGAAGCATAAGGCGCTATATTCTGGCCTTGGCGTTGCGCTTGCTTCCGTAGGTTTGACAACGCTAGTAATGAAAGGCCGTCACGCCACCGCTCGAGGAGTGGTGGATGGACCCGTAAGGGTTACCGTGCAGCCTTTTTCACTTTTCTCTAATCGACAAGAGACCAAGGTGGAAACAACTGTGCATCGAGGTGGCACTGGATCGCCAGGCTATGTTGTTGAAGATGTCAACACTGGAGAAGCTTGGCTTTCACAACGTCAAGCATCCTTTGCCACTGGAGTTCCAGAAACCGTTCTATCCGGTCACCTCAATGGGAAATTTCCAGATGCAGACGGACGCCAATTCAGGCGTATCGGTTTGTCTGTGGCATGAAGGGAAAATCATGAGTTCATGTAATTGTAACTACAGATGTAATTGTCGTAACTACGGATTCACGAACTTCGTAGGCGACGCGTTCATGACCTGCATCACGGGAGGATTCTGGTTGATCTGGGTGTTCGTAAGGGAGATGCGTAGGTAATCCCCAGGGAAGGGGGGGCCAATGAAGTGCATCATATTCGGAATCGTAGTTTGCATAATACTTTCAATCGCAATGGGCAAATACCTGAAATGGAGATTCAAGTAAATGATGGAGCTTAATCAAATTCTAGGAAACACTGAGAAGTTTCTACGAAGGAACACGCCAACGATTCTCACTGCACTTGGTGTAGCGGGTACTGTCACTACCGCATATTTGGCAGGAGCGGCATCATACAAGGCTGCTCGTATCATCGAGAATGAGGAGAGCAAGAATGGGATTATCTCGGACCCAAAGGAACGATTCAAGCATCGGGCGAACCTCGTTTGGCAGCTTTATATTCCAGTGGGCCTCTCCGGAACCGCAACTGTGGCATGCATTATCGGAGCCTCGGGAGTCAATGCCAGGCGAACGGCAGCCGCTGCAGGTGCGTATACGCTTACAGAACGGGCATTCTCTGAGTATCGAGAGAAGGTTGTTGAGCAAATCGGAGAAAACAAGGAACAGAAGCTACGTGACGAAGTCGCTCAAGATCGCGTCCTTGCTAATCCTCCTAAAAGCAGTGAGGTCATCATAACGGGATCAGGCAATGTCCTGTGTTGCGAGATGTACACGAAGCGATATTTCGAGAGCGACATGGAGACGTTACGCAAGGCTCAAAATGATATTAACGCCAAGATCCTACAGGACTTGTACGTTCCGCTCAGCGATTTCTACTACCAGATCGGACTGCCAGCTACCACACAGTCCACAAACGTAGGTTGGGATTCCGACAAACTTATGGAATTGAAGTTCTCAACAGTCCTCACAGAGGACGGAAGGCCCTGTCTCTCATTCGAATACAATTACGTGAAGCCAATCTAATCATATCGCAGGATTGACAACTCATGTAATGAAGAGACCCTACGAAAGGAAATCTAATGGATATTGAAACCGTTATTACCCCCGAGAAGGTCGAATCCACGAACCACAAGTTCGCGAAGTTGATGATCGGCACTGCCGCCGGATTCATCGCTACGCATCTCGTGACGGTTGGATACGACAAGATCGTGGAAATGCGGAACAAGACCACTGAACCCACTCAGTGATCTCTTCCGGCCTAAGACCCCACAAAGGTTTTAGGCTTTGTCTGTCTACAACCGAAAAGGACAACGATGCTAAAGCGCCCAATCACCTATGAAGATTATAACGGCGAAACCGTTACGGAGACCTTTTATTTCAATCTCTCAAAGCCGGAACTTGTTGAGCTTGAGGTAGAGGTTGACGGAGGGTTTGGAAAGTCTCTTCAGAGCATTATCGAAGCCCAGAATTTTAAGGCTCTCATTGCCGAATTCAAGAAGATTATTCTGATGTCGTATGGTGTGAAGTCTGACGATGGAAAGCGATTCATCAAGTCGGATAAGCTTCGCGAGGAGTTCACTCAGACGAACGCATACAATGAATTGTTCATGGAGCTCGCACAGGATGACAAGAAGGCTGCGGTATTCCTTACGGCTGTTCTTCCTGCTGACATGCGTGGAGATTTCGATCAAGCACTACCAAAGGCGAAGACTCCCCCTACGCCACCAAACCCGCCCACAACCTAATTTAAAGGATTGGTATGGATTATCAGGGTAACAGTAAGAAATCAAAGGAAGAAAAGAAGAAGCCAGAAAAGGTAGTTGAAAAGGTAGTCATCGGTGAGGTTGTAACCAGGCCAATGCCGTTGGGTACTAAATTCAGGCGCATATTTCTTGGTGGCGAAGCCAAGGATGCAGGACGGTATGTGTTGGATGCGGTTCTTCTTCCGGCGTTTCGTAACCTGGTGTACGACGTCATGTCCAAGGGAACTGAGAGGGTTCTCTACGGAGAATCTAGGGTTCCTCGGCGAATGCCTGAGTATAGGCCTCGAGTTACCTACAACAATCCAGTTCAGCGATCAAGTTATGGAGAAGAGAGTCGTCAGCTATCCAGGAGTTACGCAAATCTTCCAGATCAGGTAAATCGTAAACGACCTGATAACAACCAAGTTATATTGTCAAACCGAGATGAAGCAGAAACCGTTCTCGAGCGTCTTCTCGACATCATCAACCAGTATGATGTTGCTTCTGTTGCCGACTTGTACGATCTCGTTGGCCTTTCCACCACACACATTGACAACAAGTGGGGTTGGACCTTCTTGGCTGGTGTAGACATTCGCCAGACTCGAGAAGGATATTTGATTGATCTTCCACCGGCAGAACCCATTTAAGGAGAAATTGTGAAACTGATTCCAAATACACTAGTTAGGTCCGTAGCTCGTCAGGCGCTAACCATCAAGAAAGATTCTCCGCATATTTTCTTTGCTGGAGGAATTGTTGGATTCGTGGGGACGACCGTTCTGGCGTGCAGGGCAACTCTAAAGTTGTCTGACACCATGAACACATTCAACGAGGACATCGAGCAGGTGAAAGGGCTCGGCAAGGACGTCAAGGATGGTAGCAGCAGCAACTACGACGCCACTCAGTATCAGAAGGACATGGCGTATGTTTACGGGAAGAACACCATTGCCGTTGTGAAGCTGTATGCTCCTTCCGTTGCGCTTGGAGCTCTCTCTATTGCAGCACTCACCGGCTCGCACGTTTCCCTGACGCGTCGTAACGCAGCTCTGACCGCTACCGTTGTTGCCGTTACTGAAGCATATTCCAAGTATCGTGAGGCAGTCGCGAAGGAAATCGGCGAAGACACAGAGCTTGAGATCTATCAGAACCACGAAAGGTATGTGGTAGAGAAGGACGAGAAGGGTAAAGACACCGGCCTTCTTCCTGTCGTTGGTGATCCAAGTAAGTACTCGATGTATGCAAGGATATTTGACGAGTACAACGTCAACTGGGAGAAGAATGCTGAAATCAACAAGTTGTTCGTGACTTGTCAGCAGTCTCATGCCAACAACACTCTACAAGTCCGAGGTCATATTTTCCTCAACGAGGTGTATGAGCTTCTTGGGTTTGATCATTCACAGGCAGGTGCTGTTGTTGGATGGGTACTCAATGACGAAGGCGATAATTTCGTTGACTTCGGAATGTACGATGTTGGAAGCTCCAACTTTGTGAACGGTGATGAACGGTCCATTCTCCTCGACTTCAATGTTGATGGAGTTATCTTCGACAAAATCTAGGAGGTGTGAAATGAAGCAAGAGATTGAAAAGGTGGCTGAAGAAGTTGACCAGGTGGTTGATGATATTCAGCAATACGCAAAGAATCCTTGGGCGGTTCCAGTTGCTGCTGGAGTATCTCTGGTTGTCGGCTTGGGTATCGGTTTCCTCCTTGGTCGAAGGACCATTCAGGAGGTTACTGAAACCGTCGTTCTTGATGGCGAAGACTTTGAGGACGATTCGCTTGAGAGGATTGCTGCCGAATACGCCGAGTTCAAGGCTCAGAGAAAGAGTGACGAGGAAAGCTCTGAGTCGTTTGCAAGAGTTCGCGAAGAGCGAGCGATTCAGGAAGTTGTCAGGCAGGAGAATCGTCCAGATCCAGCGGATATTCAGGTTGACTGGGAGGCAATGGATTACAGGCCACCCATTGAGCACGCCGAAAAGATTGTAATTGCTGGTGGCGCTCTGGTTCTGGATACAACCAACGTCTTCGCTCAAGATAGTGTAGACCCATGGGATTACGAGGAAGAACTAAAACATAGGAGTAAAGATGTCCCGTACGTCATCCACAAAGATGAGTTCTGGAACGAAGAAGAAGGTTACGATCAGACTAGTCTTGATTATTATGCTGGTGATGATATTCTGGTGGATCAAAAGAATGAGCCAATCTACAACTACCAGACGATAATCGGCAGGGAACTCAAGTTTGGTCACGGATCAAGTGATCCCAGCGTATTTTATGTTCGAAACGATCAACGAATGTGCGAATACGAGATCATTCTTAACGAAGGCAAGTTCTCTGTGGAGGTTCTAGGCATTCATGCTGATGAAGATTCTGAAGACGAGGGTCTGAAGCATTCTGTGCGTAAGTTCAGGCAGGAGTAATCATGAGTGAGCCACTTGAGCATGCATATTTCAATTGGCTCTGCGCGAAAGTTGTGTCGATCAATACCCCTAATCCGTTCTATTTCAAGATGCTAAGGGTGCTCCATAATACAGAGTTTGTTTGGGTAGTTCCTGGCGATAGTCATAGAGCGGAAGATGGGTTGGAGCTCAGATACAGTTTCCTAAGGGAATCTGGTCTGGAGGAAGACCCAGAATGGCGGGCTCTCGGATGTTCAGTGTTCGAGATGTTGGTAGCTTTCTCACGCAGATGTTGGTTTCAAACCGAAATCGATCCTAAGACTTGGTTCTGGGAGTTCATGCAGAACCTTGGCCTTGATGAGATGCCGGATAGTACCAATCCTGATCCCGTTCGAATTAGTAATATTCTCGAGCGGTTCATATGGAGAACCTATCAGAACAATGGAAATCAAGGTGGGTTATTTCCAATCCGTAAAGCTAAACGAGACCAAAGGGATGTAGAACTCTGGTATCAATTCTTTGATTACCTAGAAAGTACTGATCGAATACTAGAATAGAAGGGGGATACTGTGGACTTCTACAACATCGTCACTGTTGAGAAGAAGAATGGTGATCTACAGATCCGTCCAGATTGGAGAGTTGGTCGATCGAAGGACCTTATGACTCGTGGCGGCTCATTCTATGCAATTTGGGATGAAGAGAAAGGCCTCTGGTCGACCGACATTTACGATGTTCAAAGATTGGTAGACAAGGATCTCAACGAATACGCAACCAAGCAAGGATTTCCCCACAAGGTTGCATCGTTGGAGTCCAATAGCACGAAGCTCTGGGATGAGTTTCAGCGATATTTGCGGAATAGTGGGAACAACAGTCATCCTTTAGATGAAAAGCTGACGTTTGCTGATACAGAAGTAAAGAAGGCTGATCATGTCAGTCGCAGACTCCCATATTCTCTTAACAAAGGAGCGTATGATGCCTGGGATACGATTGTCGGTACCTTGTATAACGAAGAGGAAAGGCGCAAGATCGAGTGGGCGATCGGTGCAGTTATTAGCGGAGACTCAAAGCAGATCCAGAAGTTTCTGGTCTTTTATGGTCCTCCTGGTAGTGGTAAGTCCACTATCCTCAACATCATACAAAAGCTATTCCAGGGGTATACGAGTATCTTTGACGCACGAGAGTTGGCGGGATCAAACAACTCGTTCGCTACAGGTGCGTTTAAGTCCAACCCTCTGGTTGCGATTCAGCACGACGGCGATCTCTCAAGAATTTACGATAACACAAAACTTAATTCGATCGTAGCTCATGAGAGTATGACCATCAATGAGAAGTACAAGACGCCGTTTGAAATGAAGTCGAATTCATTCTTATTCATGGGTACGAACGTTGCGGTCAAGATCTCTGACGCAAAATCAGGAATCATCAGACGTCTCATCGACGTGATTCCTACTCAGAAGACCATTGATCACGACTCGTATCATATTCTCATGGACCAGATAGATTTCGAACTAGGTGCTATCGCACAGCATTGTCTCGATCGATATTCGGAAATGGGTAAGAACTACTACAGTGCTTACCGACCAACCGAGATGATGCTGCAAACCGACACCTTCTACAATTTTGTAGAAGCTACGTACGACATATTCAAGGCGGCTGATGGAATCAGTGTCGCTAGAGCATATGCCCTATACAAGGAGTTCTGCTCTGAGACTGGTATCGATCGGGTTCTTCCTAGGTACAAGCTACGTGAGGAGCTCAAGAATTATTTCGATGAGTTCCATGAGCGGTATCGTGTAGAAGGAGTCGAGGTGCGATCATATTACACAGGCTTCAAGAATCTAGTGCATGTTCCTACTCCTGAGATCTCAGTGAAGATCAATGGCGATTGGCTTGTTCTAGAAGAAGGACCGTCTCATTTTGATACCGTAGGTGCTTTCCTGCCTGCTCAGTATGCAAAGAAGGATGGTACTCCTACCAAGAAGTGGGAGAATGTCAGTACGACGTTGTCAGAATTGGACACTACAAGGCTTCATTACGTCAAGGTACCAGAGAATCATATTGTCATCGACTTCGATCTAACGGACGAAGATGGCAAAAAGAGTCTCGAGGTTAATATTCGCGAAGCCTTGAAGTGGCCACCTACGTATGCCGAACTCAGCAAGAGTGGACAGGGCTTACATCTTCATTATATTTACAACGAAGACGTGAGTGAGTTGGCATCGATCTATGATGTGGGTATTGAAATCAAGTCCCTTCTTGGGGATAGTTCTCTTCGAAGGTTGGTAACCAAAAGCAACAATGTAAACATAACCCCGTTGAACGGTGGTCTACCGAAAAGAGACAAGAAGGTGCTTGATAACAAGGCGGTCAAGAGCGAAAAGGGACTTCGTGATCTGATTGATCGGAATCTTCGTAAGGAGATTCATCCAGGAACGAAGCCCTCAATCGATTTCATCCACAAGATCTTGGAAGATGCCTACAACGAAGGGTTGTCCTACGATGTTGAGGACATGCGTTCGGTTATTCTGACATTTGCGGCGAAGAGCTCGAACCAATCTATTCAATGTATCAAGATGGTTCAAGACATGAAGTTCGTCGGTCAGAAGATGCTAGAACCTGACATCATGTCTGACAAGCTTTTGGTCTTCTTCGATGTTGAGGTATATCCCAACCTCTTCATTGTGTGTTGGAAGACTGAGGGAGATGGCGAAGTTGTTAGGATGATCAACCCAACCAGCGATGATCTTGAGGATCTCCTTGCCCAGAGGCTTGTCGGATTCAACAATCGTCGATACGACAATCATATTCTCTATGCTCGGTACCTTGGTTGGTCTCTCGAGGACCTCTACAACCTCAGCCAGAGGATCATCAACGGTGGAAATGATAACAAGGTGTTGTTCGGGGAGGCCTACAACCTCTCCTATGCGGATATTTACGACTTCAGCTCGAAGAAGCAGGGCTTGAAGAAGTTTCAAATTGAGCTAGGTATCCATCACATGGAGCTCGATCTTCCGTGGGACCAACCGGTTCCGGAAGAAATGTGGTCAAAGGTAGAAGATTACTGTGCGAATGATGTTTCTGCGACCGAGAAGGTGTTTGAAGCTCGGAAGCAGGATTTCGTAGCACGGCAAATTCTTGCTGAGATGTCGGGCCTGTCTGTTAATCATACTACTCAGGCACATACATCGAAGATCATATTTGGGGAGGATAGGAATCCTCAAAAGGTCTTCGTTTATACAGACTTGAGCAAAGACTTCAAGGGATACACACATGAAGGAAACGAGAGTTCTTACCGTGGGGAATCACCCGGTGAGGGTGGATACGTTTACTCCGAACCTGGAATTTACGAAGACGTGGCACTTTTGGATGTTGAGAGTATGCATCCGACGAGTATCGAGCTCCTTAATCTTTTCGGACCTTATACCGGTAACTATGTCAGCCTCAAAGAAGCGCGCATGGCAATTAAGCATAAGGACTACGAAAAAGC